AAGAATATCCGAAGCAAATTCGCAAGCCAACAGTTGTGGATGTGGGATGTGGCATCGGCATTGGTGCCAACATTCTTTCCCAAGAAGCGGATTTTGTGTGGGGTATCGACTCAAACGTCGAGACCATCTCATTCGCTAAGCAACTTTTCGAGCGTAATAAAAACAATATTTACTATACGCCGCAACTCACATTCGATACCATTGATGCAACGAATGCGCCACGCGAAATGATGACATTCGATTACGTGGTATGTATCGAGGTCATTGAGCACATTCCGCGCTCAGAATCTGATTCACTGGTCACTTTTCTCAATCGTCTCGTAAAAAAAGACAAGCAAGGAAAGTACGAGGAGGGGCCGTCACGTACAAAAATCTATCTCTCCACACCGAATCGCAACAGCCCAACGCTCGCGCAAGCAGAACCGCGAAATCCGCACCACTGCTTCGAGGCAAGTGCTGGCGAGCTGTACGAGTACTTCATCAAACACTACAAATACGTGACGATTCTGAATGAGAATCTTGAGCCTTGTGATGGAAACACGCAGGAAACACCGCTCGTTTACAAGCTAGAAATACCACTAACATGAGCCATGAGCGTAGAAAAGAAAATACGGAAATTGGAAAAAAGAGACGGCCCCGTGTGCGGGATATGCAAGCTGGATATCAGCAAGGAGCTGGAAAAGCTGCACTCACTGTTCCGATGGAGGCGTTCGACGCACGAAGAACGGGCATTCTTTGGGCTACGGAAAGTTCGTCGGAAGAATATAAATCTCAACATCGACCACATTCTTCCCGAATCACGCGGGGGTTCAAACTATTTGAGCAATCTCGCACTCACGCATCGCACGTGCAACGACTGGAAGGCAGATTTATTGCTCGAAGAGCTCGAAGGTAGTGTTGTCATCGTATGAAAATCATCATCACACGTGAGAATTTGTTGAGGCAGATGCCCGTTGGCATGGAGTTGCCCGCGCAAATCATTCTCGATGGTTTGCCATATGACGAGCGCCAAGAGCCCATGTACGAGTATCCCGATGTTTTTCCTGTGCTTACCAACATTGAATGGGAAATCTTTTGCGAGCTTGCCGACCGTGGCCATGCCACGGCACGCGAACTTGCAAAGTATCTTCGCAATGACCGTACAGATGTATTTGTTGGAAACAATGTTTCTGTGCACATTAAAACGATGCGAAAGAAATTAAAGGAATGGGTATTGCCATACTCGATTAAAACTCGAAGACAAGGGATGGAAAAAACAATGTACATCCTAGAAAAGATATGAACACTGACCTTGCAGAAAAAGCCGCACGTGCCATGCTCGAAGCTGCACGAGCACATCGCGACCATCAACAAAGACACAAGCATATCCAGCTTATTGAAAGCGTACAAGTTAAGTCCTGCAATACAGTCGATGAATTACTTGAAGAACTCATTAGAATTTTCACACCATGAAAGTCTCAGTCATCATTTCTGCCCGTAATGAATTTCCAAATATCGTGCACACCGTGCACGCCATCATCAATGACCTTGAAACCTTTTTGAGCCGTGATGAATTCGAGATAATCATTGTCGACAATGGTTCGACTGATGAGCTGAGCTGGCGCTTTCTTGCAGAGCGTGGTGTGTATTATCACCGTACCGTACGAATCCTTTTTGACCCGATAATGGGGAATGTCTCAGCGCGCAATAAGGGTGCAAAGATAGCGAAAGGAAAATATATTTTCTTTTCCGATGCTCACATGAGTTACCGTATCGGAAGTTTTAAGGCCATGGTAGATGCTCTCGAAAAATATGGAGGCATCGTGCATCCTTCCGTGCAGTGGATGGGAGGCTACGACCCGTCGGGCCGCTCGTATCAATACAGTATCAAACTCGGTGAAAAAATCTGGGGCACGTGGAATAACTTGCAAATTTCCGAGAATCCTTTTTACATCCCGATATCTGGTCACTGCTGTCTCGGTGTCGAGCGCGAACAATTCCTAAAATGGGGTGGCTACAATCCTTTTTTCCGTTGTTATGGTGGCGGGGAAGTCTACCTTGATATGAAGTGGTGGATGATTGGCTCCAGCGTCATGGTGGTGCCACAAGCAGTTGGCTATCACCTTTCTGCTGGGCGCGGGTACTTCTACATGCAAGACGACTTCATCCACAACATGATGTTGCTCGCGCAAGCCTTGGGAGCTGATGCAATGGCCGAACGAGTTTATCTACGCTATCTCGCAAAGGTTGGTGTCTCTTCCGAGAAGATAACCAAGCTCCGAGATGAAGCGCGCAATGAGGCGCTGCAAGATGCGTTGGAGTTAGTGCCACGAGTTAGTAAAACCTTTTACGAGTGTATCACTGACCGCCCATGGGATGAGCGCAATATCGCACTGCATGGCAAGGCTTCGAGCGGTATTTTGATTTATGACCGCACGTGGACTGAATCCTTGTCGGGCGATGCGCGCGCAATTTTTGACTCGTCACCGCTCCAAGCCGAGCTCCAAAAACTCATTGACGGTCAATGGTCTCAGTGGGTATACAAGGGTACGCTTTAAGCAATTCCTGTATCGAACCCTTCGGGCATGTCAACCCTGCTCCACACGCCCTCGTCGACGACGATTCCGCCACCTTGAATTCCTCGTAATGCTGTCGGGGATATAATACTTCCACTTAGAAAGTAGCTCCCACTGAACATACGAACTCCTAGCGTGCTGCTTTCGCCCCTTTCGGGGCACGTACACTTTGGGCCCGCATTATTCGGGCATTGGAAGCTCGGAAAATGAGATGTTGATGTTGTCATGGCTGAATCCTTTTACAATTGTATGCCGCAGTCGGCGCAGAATGTGCCGTCATGTGTAAAGTGTGTACTATCGTGGGGACACTGTTCATCTTGGTGCGCTGCAAACTTTGGCGCTTTGGCATAGATGATGTTCGTAATTGCGTCCTCAAGCTCATACCATCGTTCGCCTTTCGGCTCTCGTTTAAACTGGTTCAGTAGGTATTCGAGTATTGCAATCGCCTTTCTTCGGTCGGGATGGTCGGCATCTCCGAGAGATATAGTCTTTTTTGTCTTTGCTACCATAGTTGTTATTTTAACTTGTAATGCGTCTTACGGCCCACTTCGACGTGCGGGCCATATCCGCATAACAAAACGCGCCACGGGGCACGTAGCGCGTTTGTATGGGGTAGATTGAGTGCGGACACTCGATAAACTCCCTAGAAACGGTCTTTAATCACCTCGACTCACTCTCTCGTACTCACTTGCCGCTGTCGCGATTCGCACGAGGATACCGCGTGCGTGATTCGCCACGATACGGTCTGCCTCTTTGTTGTTTGCAAGGTAGCGACACCATGCAAGGAATTGCTCTAGCTCTTCGTTGTTCATATGCCTTTCTCTATGAGAACGAAAAGTGTTTGTAATGCTTTTTCGAGCGGGTCAATGATGGCATCCATGTCGCGCTCCTCTGTTGTTTCTCTTACCTTTTTAATTACGTCCATTAACGCATCTCGTGCGGCAATTGTTTGCCTCATACCGTGTTTTCGATGATGCTCTGCAATGTGTCGACGTGTAGTAAGATGCGTTTCGCTACTCGCTCCCCGCGTAGATGTCGCTTGACATTGTTTGCTATCAAGCCTGCGATTATGTAGCTCGTATAGCTGATGAATCTAGCACCACACGGGTCATCGTCGGCACTACTCGGAATGGTAGAGCCCCATGCTGATGCGGGCTGCGAGTGCACTTCTATCTGGCCCCCTCCCATACGCCCATCGACAACAAAAGTATCTTGCGAGATTCCAGCGGCCATTGCTCTGCGTGCATCGAGATTGTCAACGGCGCTTATCAGGATGTCACAATTGGCTCCCGCCCCCGTACACGGCTCATTGTGCAGCTCTAGCTGGACACTAGGATTGAGTGCGCGCATGGCCAATGCGATGGTTTCCACTTTTCCTTTTCCCACGTCACGCATGCTGTACGCTTGCGAACTAAGGTTGTGAGCTTCGATGGTGTCAAAGTCATACAGCTTGAATCGACATAAGCCCATGCGAGCGAGTGCGAGTGCTGTATGTGAACCTATATTTCCGAGCCCCGCGATTGTTATGGTCTTGTCTGCATACAGCGTGGGGTCGAACATCCCCAGTTGTCGCTTATAGTCGACGACTACTCGCGCTCGTCGTCCTTCGCGCCCGCCTTCGTTATCTCGAATCCCTGAGACTTCCCCCACTGAATGTGCTCCATGAGCTCCGCTATCAAGCTGTCGGTCTCTAGCTGGTGTCTCTTCTTCCGCGCTTTTTTGATGCGTTTCAATAGGTATATCTTGTGGTCTCGATATTCCGTTTCCTGCTCTTGGAAGATGCTTTTCAAGTCCCGAAAGCCGCCCGTCGACGATACCTCGTCCTCTAGGTTCGCTGAGTACGGTGGAAGTAGCAGGTTTGTGGGTTGTATCCCGCCCTTTTTGTCCTTTTTGCCCCAATCCCGCCAGTCGTACCCCACGTGCTTTTTTGGATGCTCCACCTTTTCCTTTATGTCCGCTTCGCATAGTTTCTTAATTTCATCGTTAGCCTCGCTGATAATCTCGACATCGAGCTCCATGAACATGTGCACGGGCTCGAACACGTCAATGCGCGCCTCGCTTTCACGCTTTTTGTTGACGACAAGCGAGACAAGCCACGGAAATTCCGTGCTGCCGTCGATGGTGTCAGTGTCAGTCTTCGAGAAAAAGACACCCATTTCTGCGTGCGAGTGCCACCACAATTTCCACTCGCGCATGGATTCGCCCGCTTTCACGCGTTCATCCTGAAACTTTGCGAGCGCTGCGGGCTCAATGGTTGAATGCGCCGCGCTTACTTTTTGCTCGAATATCGCCACATCCGAGACAATGAAGTCTCCATGTTCGACACGCACCTTTCCGAGGCCTGAAATTTCGTTCGGGCACAAGTCGGTATAGGCGCGTATCTTTTGGTATGCAGCCTCTTCAATTAGTAATTTCATGCTTTGTAAGGCTCAAGAATTAGTGACCTCCTTTTAATGCGTTCAGTTAGGCGCTTTGCATCTGCTATTGTTGCCCCCTCTTTAAGGTTGTCGATGGCGAGCGCCACTTTTACTACTCTGGTTTTGACTGTGTATCGGTCTGCTGCGTTGTATTCCTCTTCAGTTATCTTGCTAAGGTGCCCTACGGGGCAATACAAGTTTCGTGATCTCCCCTCCTCGATTAACTTAAACTCAACTTGGCATTGTTGCTGGCTACCACTTCCTGCATTCGACAGTACCTTACCTACCTGTCCGCGTAGAGTGCGGCCGTCGTAACTGTCGCGATTAAATACGACATAATCGCCTATAGCAAAGCTCGACCGAGCTTCACCACCACCTACGCTTCGATAGCGGTCACGCCAATCATGCGAACGCATATAGGAGTATGAGTCACGGCCTGCGCCGTTTAGCCACATCCACATGATATCGAATAGGGCATAGAAATCGCCTTTATCAAACAGGCGACGTACTTCGCTCTCGTACTCTCCAAGACATGGCACGTTGCCATTCGCGCTCCAATGCCCCCTAAAAAGCTTGTTGGATACACGCACGTGACGTGCATGCGGGTTAAAGGTGAACTCGAACGCGCCTATACACGTTCGTTTCGTTTCTTTTGTGCCTTGTTTGAGTCGTATATCGCAGAACACAAGCGGCGTACGCACAATCAAGTTACCTGCACGAGCAAAGATGCTAGCTACGCCTTTGTGCTTTGCGAGATTCGCTAGCACGATGTCGGCCTGCAATGAGGCAGCTCCGCGTGCCCCTTTAGATTTGGCTTTGAGCTCCTTTGCTTTCTCGGCATACACGCGTTGTTGCACTTTCCAATACGTCTCTTGTTCGCGCTGGCGTTCTATAGCACTACGGGCATCGAGTACGCGCCTTCCGAATAGCTCGACACGCTCCGACACTTCGACAAGCTCATGGTTTGTCGACGTTTCAATGATGGTGACAACGGCGGCGCGCTTTGCACGCGCTGTTGCTGTACTCATGATGTCATTTTGTTACCTAGTAATGCGGCGAGGCTCGCTACAAGCCCCGCCGCAATTGTCTGCACCCTAGCTAGAGCGCAAACGCACGCGTTAGCGAGCGCCTGCGGCCTTCGGGCTCACGATAGAAAGCACGTCACCGTCTTCGACGATATCGTTCATGTTCACCTGCGCTCCCGCATTGAACACTTGCTGATTCTCGCCCAAGTCAACGCCTGCTTCGCTCAACGCGTCTTCGACCGTTGCGCCCTCATCGAGCTTAACGGGAATCGGGTCGTGACCGAAACGAGACACGGCAACGGCTACACAATCCTTGCGGCCCTCTTCTGCTGGTTTTACCATATATTTTGGCTTAAACACTTGATAAAATCGACCTATTACTTTCCTTTCGGTACAGCAGGTATAGCGCCTACTGGCGGCGGAAAGCCAAAAAGAAATGATGCTCGCATACTATTGTTCAAGCGCTGCGAGCGCGTCGTCTTCGATAACAGCATAGCCGTGATACGTGCAGAAATTGATGCTTAAAAGCGCATCTAACAAGTAGAAAAACGTACAGCCGCAATTCTTGCGCTCTAAGTTTGTAAAGTGTGTCATTGTTTTTTAGTTAGGTTTGATGCTCGCACCGTGGGGTTTTCGCTTGCGGCTACTTACCCCACGTTTGAGCTGAAAAAAGGATGCGCCCATAATCTAGGCATAGACTCCATCGCTCTCGAACATCGCAGTACGCGCCGCGTATGCCGTCTTAATGGTTTCTTGCATCGTTGTGCAAGTCGCGTGACGAGCTCGGTGCCCGTTCGCTCTCTTGCCTATGTGTAGGCTAGCATACACGAGCATATAACGCAATAGCATTTTATAGAAAACTGTGGATAACGCACTCGCTGAATCCTTTTATAGGGTATAATCGACTCATGGATAACCAATTTTTACTTATTTCCGTTTGTGTGTCTCTCTCCTTTTGTATCGGGTTTTATCTTGGAATGCTCGTACAGCGTGCACTCGTACAGTCTCAGTCTCACATCAAAAGCCCGTCAAAAGCCCTACAAGCGCGCTCTCTACCTGCTCGTATCGGCTCTACGCTCGCTCCAGCCGTGCCGCGTCCTGCGCGCGTCATATCGCCACTCAAGCGTGCACAAACGCAACTCGTGGACATGGAAGACAAGTAACACAAAAGCCGCCCTTATAGGCGGCTCTTGGTATCTGCGCTCTTCGGCGCGTGTACTCTAGGCTCGGTAATATTTCGTCAAATCTTGCTTATAGGCTTCCGTAAATCCGCATGCACTGAGAAAGCGCAAGATATCGAATTTATCGTTATAGCGGGCACATACTGCTGCTACAGCGTTTACATCCGCCTTCCACTGCTCCATGTGATAGTCAGTACGGCCTGCTGGCTTTGTTTTCCATAGTGCGTCTGCGAGTGCTTGCAAATGCTTTTTAGTCATAGTGATTCGATGCACGCCTTGCCGTGCCACGTTATCGCACCTGATAAGGGACATCCACTGTCAACCCACAGGTTAAACGCAAGCGCGAGCACTGCAAGAAACGCAACGGCGATAAATTCCTTCATAGTTGAATGCTATTGAGTAAGCCACTGCACGGCGCAAACAGCGCGTACGGTGTCTCATACTGCTTTGTGTCAATGAGCAACGGCAAATATAGAGCGCCTTGTGCACTCTCGTGCAACACGCCAATGACACGCATCTGTTGTAGGAGGAAATCAAACTACATACGCGCGCTCTACACTTACCTACCAGCACTATATGCTAGTAGACATATCCCGCAAGTGCAGGATGTGGATAACTCTAGTGGGCGTGTTGAATCGAGTATAAGAGCGCGCTCAATTCGAGCACTTGCGCCTGTAATTTCGCTATTCGGTCTGCTTTGGCGTCAAAGATTGCTGGCTTCACTGCTGATATTACCCGTATCGGCGTGCTCGTGGGTTGCACTATCGCGAGTGTCTTCGAGGCTTGTATGACATGCCCTGATTGAACGCGGCATATTACGCCGCAATCTGCCTTCGCTGCTGCGGGCAGTCCTACAAGGCCGAGTGTGAGCATCGCGCTAATAAGGCGCGTACTTCGTTTCATATGGCGCATAGCATACACGAGCGTAGCATATTGTCAAGTGTTATACTCGCCACATGGCTAACACTAAGCACGGCAAGCGTAAGACGCTTACACCAAAACAAAGGTTATTCGCTCTCACATACGCGCAAATTGGCAACGCGACTGAAGCATATCGGCGCTCGTACGATGTCACAACGACGAATCGACAATCGCTTTCGGTGATGGCAGCGGAAACCTTAGATAAGCCTCTTGTGAGAAAGGAGATTGAGCGATTATTGTCCCCGCATATAGATGTACAGGAGATTTTATCCTTACATGCGAGGAACGCTAGACAAGATGAACACTTGCCAACATCGCAGCGTGCTGTCGAGTCATTCGAGGAAATTCTTGGTATCAAGGCACAAGCGCAAGCTCCGAGTATCAATGTTGCCTTTGTAATCAACCGCAAGGATGAAAAAGGGGTGGAGGTTGCTAGCGAAACCCCCGTGCCTGCGAAAATGGTTAAGTTCAAAGACACTGACGAGGTGATTAAAATCATCAACTCATCGGACACAGAAGATGGCTCAACTAAGCCATCAAATGATGATGAGCCTGATGACAATGGGTAGTACCAATAGGGTATAAAAAAGAAAAGAGCCGCCTGGTTTATCAAGGGCGAGAAAAGAAAAAGCCACACCAACGTGCTCTTGCGAGCTCATGACCACATACCTGTGGTGCGAAGTGCTCCGTAATAGTACACCCATCCGAGATAAGGGGTGGAGGTCTTAGAGACGTGGATAACTCTCATTAGGGGGGTGCGACAATGTTTTAGCACGTTCGTCAATCTCGGCACAGAGAAGGTCTTGCCACGTATTGTTACCTTCTAGGATTGAGTTCTCTCGCTTTTCTGGTGAGTAGCGTGGTCTGCTGTGCATGCGGTTTGCCTGATTGACAGTACCGTGCTGAGGATGTTCTAAAATGAATTTAGCGCGCCGTTCTTCCTTGGTCATGTCAAGGATATGGATAGAAGGTGCGGGATGCCAGATATTCTTACGGTACAGCTTACGTGGCCCCTTATTGTGCTCCTTCGCCACAGGCCATCTCGGTGCGGGCTTTTGCAACCCCTTACCCCAGCAGACTTCGCACACGTGCGATTCCACGCTCTCTTCCGAGTACCAGAATAGATGGTCGCACACCATGCAGATGAACATGTTTGGATTTGTCTTTCGGTGCCATTGGCTCATAGTCATATAACGTAATGTGCTCTCCTACGGTCGGGATGATACTTGGGAAGTGCATGTAGCCGCTTGGCGTACCTGAAAGCAGCGGTGAACATCTCTTTCGTGAGCCTACCTGGATTCGGGTCAGAGCCACGAATAACGTGCCCCACGGGTACAGTGTCTATCCAGCTATTTCCCCAGAGTGTGAGGCCTACGATGTAGTGCTGAGGGCACAGTGCATGCGACCACGGAGTGGTTGTTGCGATACAGTGAACCTCTTTTGCATACCAGAGCGTACACCGCTTTGGCTTGAATAGTTTGTCTCCTTCAGACATATATTCACCGTATCATGGTCTTGGAAAAAGCACCTGTGGATAACGTGGTACAATGGAATTGTTCATCCATTACGCGAGAGCCACTGGCACTACAGTGGCTCTTTGCGTTATACTAGTGGGGGCTGATACCAGTGCTTGATACAAGACCGAAAGGAAATGTAGACTAGGTGTGACTCCTAGCTTCTGGTAGCCTCATGCGGCCTTAGCTCAGTGGCAGAGCAATCGTTTGTCCAACGATGGGTCGCGGGTTCAATCCCCGCAGGTCGCGCATATGCATAAAATCTTCGAGCAGCAGCAATGCGCCATTGTGATTTCTTACCCTATTGGGGAGTCGTCTAATGGTAGCGACGCTGAGCTTTGGACTCGGAGATGTGGGTTCGATTCCTACCTCCCCAACAAAAATTGTATGGCATAACCCAACCATATTAGCGTTGGGAGTTAAGCCATTAGATATGGACAAGAAATCTGTGGAAGGACAGGTGGTCGAATGTCGACCGAACTCACTCTTCCTTATTCAGTTACCAGAACAAAAACAAGTGCTCGCATATCTTGGGGGCAAGATGCGCTTCAATCACGTACGCGTACTCGTTGGTGATATCGTAGAGGTTGAACTTGACCCTTATAATGGGAAAGCAACGAATCGTATTGTGCGTCGGAAATAGTGCTATACTCTTCCGAGCGGCATGGACAAGTAGCATGTCGCCAGCCTCATAAGCTGGAAATCGTGGGTGCAACTCCCACTGCCGCAACATGAGAATCAAAGGAGTGGTACGTGAAAAAGTACGAAAAAATCAAACAAAGATGCGCGTCACTGGTGCTGGATTGCGAAATTTGTGGCGTATTATTGCTGATAAGGCCGCCAAAGCGCGTGGTGAAAAACTATGAAAAAGGAGAACACACCTCTTGAGAAGCAACCGTGCTATGGATGTGGAAAATTATTCCCTCCAAAAAAACTTAATCAAGAATTGTGGAGCCGATGCAAAAAATGCGTTGAGCGATGGTTGGAGTGGCAAGAGGAAATGGGGAGTCATCCCGTGCTTGATAGCATGGGAGCTGCCGCGTACATTGCGCGTCAGCGTGGATACAAAAAAGAGATTGATAAAGGTGTAACGGCAGCAGACCTCATACAACCGCTTGACGGAGAAGGTAGACCGAATCCTGATTTCGTTGAACGATATGGTATTGCCAACTATACAACCGAACACAAGGAAATCATTCGCGATACAATGGGGCGTGATTCATCGCGAGAACGCGATTGGAGAGCGGAAAAAAGGTAATATGGAAGAAAGAAATTTCATTGTTTATGGTGACAGTGCACTTCAGATGTTTCATTGGCTTACTCCGTATATAGAGCAAGCAGGGTATATCTGGAAGGTCTTTCCTATTGTTGGGCAAATTAGTTCATGGCAAATTTCCATTCAAAAACATCATGAGCATCGAGCTTGAATTCAAAGATTTACAGTCGGGCGAAGTAGCCTATACGCGCGACTTACTCCCGTCACAGGCGCTCTTTTGGGATGCCGAAGAACGCTATGTGCTTTTCTCAGGAGGTCTCGGTTGTGGCAAGTCGATGATTCTTATCCTCAAGGTTATCTATGAGTGCATGTCTCAGCCCAACAATTATTTCCTCATGGGTCGTACTTCGTATCAGGAAATCCAAGACGTGCTCCTCAAGGAATTCTTTGAGATATGCCATCCTTCGTGGATTAAGAGCTACACGAAATCGCCCCACCCCTCGGTCGTATTGCACACATTCAGTGGCGGGAGCAGCGAAATCATCTTCCGTAACCTCGACAAGGATTCCCGTGCCGAGATTCTGGGTCTCAACTTGGGGGGCTTTGCTATCGACCAAGCCGAAGACGTACCTGAAGAGGTAGTCCTCACGCTCAAGGGGCGCTTGCGTCGTGCGGGCATTAAGCATCGCGGGTACATGACATCGAACCCGAAACTCTCGTGGCTCCTCAGAGTATTTAAGCAACACCCCGAAGAAGGTCATCGCCTCATTGAAGCATCAACACTTGAAAACGTAAAGAACCTTCCACCCGAATACGTGGCCGACCTGATGAATTATCCTGAGAGCTGGCGCAGGCAGTATGTCGAGGGAATCTGGGATGAGTCACTGCTCTCCGACAATATCGTCTTCGCGCGCGAGCACATCGAACGGCTCGGTAAATTTACACGACCTCCGCTAGAGGAACGAGAGGGGCTCAAGATGTTCAAGAAATATGAAAAAGGAAAGCGTTATCAAATTGGGATTGACTGTGCGGAGGGCATAGAGCTCTCGGAAGAGAACCTGCGTAAGACAGCTAAGGACTCGGCGGTCATCAAGATTTGGAATCTGACAGATGACGAAGAGGCAGCGCACTGGAGTGCGAAGGTTGCTCCTCGCGTGACGGCAGAAAAGGCTGTACTCTTCGCGTCATGGTACGGAAACCCCGAAATGGTGCCAGAGATGAACTCGATGGGGATGGCGCTCATCGACAAGCTGGACGACCTCGGCTATTCCAACATCTACCGCCGAAAAGAATTCGACCGCACTACAAAACGAACCCTAAAGAAGGTTGGCTGGCGTACGACAGCGTCGACGAAACAGTTGCTCATCTCGCACTTCGAGGAGCTCAATCGAAAAAGACAGCCGAGAGTATACTCGAAGTCGACAGTGGAAGAGCTGAAAACCTTCGTTTACTCTGATGTAGCTAGTAAAAAAGGAGCGGGAGCACTTCAAGGATTCCACGATGATGAGGTCATGGCAATCATGCTCGCCTCTTTTTCAGAAGGGGAAGTGACGGCAAAGGTTGAACACTCTAGCGAGGTGGGACGTGGTATACTCGGTGTGGCAACAGTTCCGACCATCACGATGAAGGACGGAAAGGTTGTGCCACGACCAATTCCGAACACGGAAAAGCGCGTGGCTCGTTTTGAGACGCTGTAGAAGGAGTTTCTACACATGGCCGATTACATTCGCTTCGATGAGACAGCCTCGGATGATGACATCATCCATATAAAAGATAAATGGCTGTCGGAAAGCCAGCCGTACCACGACTGGATGCTTTTGTATCAAAATAAGTGTCTCGCATATTACGCGGGAAATCAGACTCTCAAGAATGAGGTCTCTCCATACAATTCAGACACGGTCTACAACCGTATTTTCGAGGGAACTGAAACGCTTGTACCCATCATTACTGGGTCGGCACAGCAATTTATTGCAGTCCCAGGAGCAGAAAATGAGGTTTCAATTGCTAATGCGAAGGCGCTCCAACTTGTTTTGCAGCGCAAATTTATCGACTTGGACATGCAGAAGAAGAACGAAACAGTCGTTCGAGACATGGTCTTGAAGCGTTTCGGCATTCTTGAATGGGGATGGGATGTGACCACAGACGATATCGGGGTATGGACTATCGACCCACGCAACGTCATCGTCCCACGCATGAAATGCGATGCACATGATTTGCCGTACGTGATGGTCATGGAGGAATACACACGAGATGAGCTTGAGGAGAATTTTCCTGGTGCTCCGATTAACCAGCTCACACAGGGAAATAATCCCGCACAGGTACAGACAACAAACTATACACCTGTTGGCACTGCCAGCATCTTGCGTAACACAGAGAATCTGTATCTCATCCTCAAGGTTGTGACCGATGATTACTGGGTGTGGTGCCAGAACAATGTGATTTTGCGCCGCGAAAAAAATCTCTACTGGGATTGGAAGGGTGAGAGTGAGAAGGTAACTAAGACCTCGGCGAGCGGCCGTACATACAAGCGTACATACAAGCGCTTCTACAATTTCCTCGACCGACCTACGAAACCATACGTCTTCCTTACTCCATTC